GCATATTAATATGAGCTAACGGTAAAGTAACGTTTCTTTCAGCGGTAACTTTAAAATTTTTTGTTGTTTTTAAATCAATGCTTTTAAAACCATCGTATGAATTTTTTGAATAAGCGGGAGCAAGGTGTTTTATAGCTTCAAACTTTTCACGATCTTTTTGATCCCAGGGGGCATAAGCTCTAATCTCATCGTTTAAAGTCTCCAGGGCTTGATCCATCGACATTTTGTTATTGTTTTCTACCTTGTTACTACTGTAGGTCCAAATCTCATCACAAAACATCATTTGTGTAATGCTGCCAATAACGGTACCAAAAAACATATTAACATTAGTTTTTAAATTACGTCTTTTATCTTGGTCCAAAGCAACATATTTGTAAGCCCATAGTGCCAATGGCATATTCATTTGCGTAGGACTGTAATGATCTAATCCAAATTCTAAAAATTCAGGAGGTACTATTCCTAAAATATCTTCTAATGATTCTGTTTTAATTTTTTGACTCATGTGAACTAATTAAATTGATTTGCTAAAAAAAGGCAAGATAAAAAATCACATTAGATAAATTAAATCACATTGCAATATAATTGTAATATACATTGTATGTAATTATTGAGGATATGCTTGATAATTGTTAGCATTATCAAATACCACATTTAGACTTATTAGGCCTAAATATTAGTGGTATTTTCTGAAGGAAAGGAAATATTTTATAGAATTAGACGATGTATTTTGGTTTTATAATAATAAAATCCATGTGATATAAATTGGTAACGTCTTTGTGTTCTATGGTTACATAACGTGTGTTTTGTATATCTCCAATGTACAACAATGGTTCAGTTTTTCCAATTGGGACACTTAATCCACACAACATGCCACAGAAAAAATCTTTGTTTTTTGTTTTAAGCATAATTGGAAACATCATAGAATCTTTTAAATTACTTAAAGTTGGATCTATTGATTGTTTGGAAAACAAATGCACTGATGGAATGTAATTAGCAAAGAAAAATTGTGAATTATCCTCACCAGGTGCAACTGCATAATGGCTTTTAATAAATTCAGTGGGGCAATAAACCTTGGTTCCAGTGGGTTTAAATACGATACGCATATCATGGGTTTTACAAGGAATGGCATCTACCAGCTTTACACGACTTTCATCAACTTGGTAAAATTCAGTCCAACTAAAATCATAAGTTTCGGCAATGTCTTTAGCCAGCTCTACTGGTATTGGCCGTCTACCATTTACAATTCTTGATAAATGTTCACGGGTGTACCACTTCTTACTACCCTTACTGTACTTGGTAAAAATTTCATCTATAGGTATATCTCTTACCTTTAATACTGGCTTCATTAAGAACCCATCTCCCATGTGAAGTGTTATTGGCTTTGCGTTCATTCTATATTTTTCCTCTCATAATAATTTGTTTATCATAGTCTATTTTGGCTGTGATTTTTTATATCTTAATAGATCTATAATGTCTAAATAATTATATAATATTCTATATTTAGTGACTTTGATTTATTTGATCTATTGATACTAATATAGAATGTACTTATCAAAGTGGTGTGATCTACAGAAAATTGGCCAAAAAGAGCTTAAACAGAAGCTACAAACTGTATCACCCAGTTCAGTGAACAAATGGCTAAGGTCCAGAAGGTTCCCGTCAGTAGAAATGCTGATAAAAATCGAACACCTAACTGATGGAGCTGTCACTGCAAATGATTTTGTAAAACAATGGCAAGAACAACAAGGACAGCATGGTAAGTAAAAAGAAATTTAACCTGGCTGATTCTCGGTTGGTAAAAATTACTTGGAACGATGCTCAGGACCATGAAACTGGATGGATAGAATTACATAAAGCTAAAAAACATAAACTAGCAGCTGTGGTGTCTGTTGGTTGGATCCTGGATGAAACTGATAAACAAATAACTTTAATAGCTGACTTTGTACCTCAAGATAATGGCACCTCAAGAATAACAGCTATTCCAAAAGATTGGTGTCAAACAATAACAACATTAGTGGATGGTAAAGATGGATCCCGATGATGAATTTGGTTGGATGGTATTTAATCCTATTTCATTTTGCATTAATTATTGGTGTCTTGATCTACAGCTATCACTTAGGTCAAGTATTTTTTATTTTAGAAGATCAGTGGACCGAAATTAAAATAGCACGAGAAAACATAGAACTAATTTGTATGGAGCTTGGTTGTAAATATGATAATTGATTTAAAATGGTATGAGTTTTTTGCAGCAGCTTCTACTGGCATATTGCGTAAATCACAGTCCATTGCATTTGAACACAAAGATGCATACGGAGTCGTTTTTAACCCCATAGAAGATATTGGCTGGCAAGTTGTATCAGCAGCTTCCGAAATGGCCTGTAGCAGTGCTCTAAATCGTTATTACAGTCATTCTGTAAACACTTTTAGTGCAGCTGACATCGGTAAAAACATCGAGGTCAAATGTCAAATGCATCACAAGATTGATAGAAGTAAAAACACCAACTATTTAATCATGCGTGAGAACATGAACTCGGACTACTTCTACATCCTGGTGTTGTGTCATTCATTAACGAGGTATGAGGTCCTGGGATATATCAAGGGAGCTGACGGCAAGAAACAAGTATGGCAAACTCAAGTTGGAAGCAGACCACCTTTTTATAAAGTACCACTAACAGCATTGACACCCATTGAGGTTATTCAGTGAACTGGGGCAGCTTCATCAGAGCTGACGTTACACCACAAGCTAAGGTTGTATATCTCTACCTGGAGGAATTTATGGCCAGGCACAAACGAGTGTACTGCCGCCAAGGGACTATGGCTAAGGACCTGAGCTTAAGCAAGAGAACCATAGTGCGTTGCATTAAAGAGCTGTGTGATAAGAACTTTATCTCCAGGAAACGATTGCGGAGTAGCTGTGATTATTTTGTGCACCTAGGATTGTTACATCAAGAGACGCCAAATCTGTCCAGTATTAGTAAACCTAAATATACTAGAGTATCTAAGAATATATCTAAGACTAAGGAGACGACAAGGTTGTCGTCTCTAACGTCTCACCTGGGGAAGAATCTTAGCTTGCCATACAGAAATGCTGTTAAAGATATAAGGGGGGGGAAACGTCTTAGAAAGTCGGACCAACTACTGAAAGATAAGTTCTTTGTAGAGATGAAGTCTAAGGGCAATCACGAAGAGTTTTGGAGACAGCTCATTGAAGGTGAGATTGAGTGGCCAAAAGAACTACCAAAGTTAGGTAAGCAATGAGCATAAGTTCAATACAAGTGATAGATTTGTTTCAAACAGCCTATGACACTGACAAGAAGCTTCCAGCAGTCTTTAAAAAGGGAGCTAACTCAATGAAGTTTGATGTAGTACATGAAAAATCGGACCATCATGCTTGGAGTAAACAAGAGATCAGAATAGCAGCATCAAGTAATGAGATTAGAACCTATGAGTATTGCTTATTCTATTTAAATCCATTGATGAGTGTTGAAGAAAGAAAACTAGTATGGGCTAGATGCTATGGAGCACCTTGGCATTGGATTGGTAAGAACATCTTACGTTGCTCACGACACACTGCAAAGAAAAGATATATGAACATAATAAGACTGCTAAGGATGCGTATTTGTATTGATGAAAAATTACTTGCCAAGTTACCTCGAATATGAAACTAATTCTATATACTTTGCAATAGCTTTGTATTTACCACAAATCAAAACATAATATCAAATGGTTGGAAGGCCCTTACACAAGATTTATTGTGAGAGCATGACACGCAGAAGTAACTTTACGGTTCAATGTAGAGCTAAGGGGAACTTGATGAAGTCAGGCAAGTATCGTTGTAAAAATCATGGCGGTATGTCTCTATCCAATGGACAAAGAACCTTTGATGGTAAGATCAAGGCAATGATGAATTTAAGACCATTTAAAAACAAAACTTATGATGAAGTTAGAAAAATACTCGGACCAAATTTTGGAACAACTCCAGCTTGGAGTACCACTCACGAAGATAGCAAAGAGCAAAGACATGCCTGGACTATCGACAATCTATAAATGGGTTCGTGAGAGTGAGAAGTTTGCTAACGATATAACTGAAGCCAGAAGGACTGGAGCACAGACCTGGCTTGATACAGCTATGGAGATATTAGACAGAGAAGATATACCACCGCAACAATTTCAGATGGTACGGGAAAAGTTGCATCACATCAGATTTTTAGCCTCTAAACTTATTGCATTATATGGTGACAAGTCCGAAGTTAAACAAACTGGAGAAAGTA